CTTCAAGCATTAGGCAACGTCTTCTAGATCGTTATCCAAGCTATCACCCAAGGCATCGATAGCCTTTTGGTCAATTGCACCCTCTGAGAGAGCCTTAAAATATGCATCACGTACATACTTGGTTTCTTCTTTGATGGTTTCAGCAAACACCCGCATAGTATCAAAGATGTCCTGTGTAATAGGCAGAGGATTACTTAAATCAACATCATAAACAGGAGTATGCCAGATCACAGAACCGTTTTCATTGTATTCAAGTGTCATCTTAGCCTGATACTGATGTATCTTTTTACCCTTGGGCAATACTCGTATAAAGTGTTTATAAAAACCGCTGTATGCACTATTTTTGTGATACATGATGACAGGCTCATTTTCATAAGTAACCTCTTCGCCATCTGCCGTTTTGCCTGTGTATGAAACCAAACCTCTAGTTACACGGTTCTGCATGTCACGCCAGAATTTAGATTCAGCGTATTCCATGTCTTTGCGTTCATCCCATGAAGGCATACCACAGGCAATAGTGCCTAGCATATCAACGGGTTCCTCACGCATATCTACGATTGGGACAGACTTATTGATAAGCTGTCGCTCACCTTCAACATCACCCCAATGAAAAAATTGGATATGGGAAGCTAGTGGGCGAAAAGTAACCTCTTCAGCGTACACTTTTTGCTCTTTGCCTTTGATAAAAAATGTACCCTCTGGGATTTTCTTTTTTGTTTCTTTTTCCCGTGTACCGTTGTTGATTTTTAACTCTGGTACACGAACCAGTGCAGGACCATCTCCACCACCAGATGATGTCTGTGTCCCTAGAAGTGCCTCAAGTTCTTGTAGTTCATTAGCGTCTACAGTTGTAAGATCATTCATTGCTCGATCCTTTTATTAAGTGGACTTATAGTATGGCATAACTAAGTGGCGTTGGTCAAGAATATTCGTCCTGATCAAGCCAATTTTTACCTCTAGAAATCTCAATCTTCAGAGGCAGTACAAATTCGTAACCCCAAAGCTCTGTAGCCTCTTCGGTTACCCCTTCCATAGCCCATGTTAATGCCTCTTTTACCTGTTCCTCTTCGTCAGGGTGGCAGTCCACAACTATACTGTCGTGAACAGTCAGAATCAGTTTCGACTGCAGGTCTAACTCTTTGAACTTGCGGTGCGCACGGACACAGGACAGCGGAACAATGTCGGCTGTGGCGGCAGACTGAACGGGATAGTTAACCTGTTGGGTATAGTTCTTAGTCCTACCGTTTCGTGTGCGGCTCTCATTAGGCCAGTAAAACTGCCGACCTGAGAATATCTGCACATGACCATGCTTCATAACACCGTCTGTCAGACGTTTGTGGTAAGCACCTAGACCCTTATAAATTTCAAAAAAACGGGTATAGTAATTTTTGATATGCCCTTCATATTGACTTCCCGTCGCCCCATAGATCGGGGCAAAACTGTGTGCCTTTGCAGCCTGTCTGGCATCTTTCGATACCTGAGATACATCACACTCATTGATGATAGAGGCGGTTTGCTTATGCAGGTCTTTGCCGTTCAAAACGTCAGAAATAATCTGTGGGTCACGGGATAGCTCCCCTGCCATAACAAATTCTAGGCCGCTGAAATCCGCTTCCAAAATCAGACCGTCGGGGAAACGGCTAATCATGGCTTCCCTTACAGGAAACCCTCTCTTTGGCATGTTCTGAAGATTAGGCGCAGTAGAAGACAAACGCCCTGTAGCAGTGACACACTGATTGAACTGTGTGTGCAGGATATCGTCGGACCTAGTCCATGTTTCGATGCCGACAATGAAACTATCTAGGTAGGTATTAATAGCGGATACTTCCGTCATTAATTCTAGGTATTCTACTGCAACATCATTCTTTTTACGTTTGGCCTGCAGGATTAGACTTTTAATAGTATGCTTATCAGTCTTAAACCCATGTACTGATGCGTCTTCAGGGCCTGTAGGATTAAGTTTTAGGCCTGCAGTCTTGCCATTTGGGATATAGAATGCACCAACACCATCACAATTATCGCACTTGGACAGGTTTTTGTACGGTTCGCCCTTTACCTTAAACTTTTTACCGTTTTTCTGACGTGTGATTGACTTAAACTTTTGTATTAGACCTCTTCCATCACACACGTCACAGCATAATGCATCAGTTTTGCGTAAAACCTCTGTGTTTGAGCGAAAAGCAGCATCAAACTCTGTTTTAGACATGCGTGGGGGGTATTTTGGCTTCTTTGTGACGGGATTAGTGCCGATATTGTACATCTGAATGTGTTTTTTCTTATCCACGATGGTACGGGAATAGATAATCTCAGATTTATCGATAGGGCTTGTTAAGCTATAGGGCTTATCACCCATCACTTGCTCTGTAAGGTCATCAAGGCGACGGTTTATATAGTCCCTACGCTCTTCATAACCTTTTTTGATACGTTGGAGTGCTACACGGTCAATTTTTACGCCATTACGCTCAATCTCCACCAGGAACATTAGCATGTTGTGCATTAAGGGTATTACACCGTTAAGGCTTTCGTGTTCAGGCTTCTTGAAGTCTTCTAGCTGCGCTAAATAGATGCTTTCACAGGCTTTTACGTCTGCTTCTGCATATTCAATGACTGTATCCAGAGGCATGGCCTCAAAACCAACACCTGATTTAAACAGTTCATCGACTAAATCGGATTTCTTTTGGACAATCTCATTCATGCCGCTCTCCTTTCTGCCGTAGCCTTCAAGGAAAGTTTGATTGCAACAGAATTACCGTCTTCGTCTTTCTCATAGGTTTGGCCCTTCCGAAGCAGGTATTCACCTATCATGGTGTCGTATATACGATCTGGTATACGGAAGCCCATTTCCGTTAGCCACATGACATCAAACTTAGCATTGTGTGCTACAAGCATATCCGCTTGTTCTAATGCCTCACGCAGCGGGGCAGGGTTGTCGGGTTTAGCCTGTTCGTTATGGTAAAAAACAAGGTTCTGTACAGGCTCCCCTAACCAACAGAAATGTGCAGAAACGCATTTGTTGTCTGGGTTAAAAGGCGAGTTATCTATTTTACCATCATGGCGTTGTACGGTCGTTTCTAAGTCCAGTATTAGGATTTTCATTTAATGCCCCACAGCTTTTTATTATTTAGTATCAGTGCCTGCACCAGATCGATTTGTTCTTCGATCAACTTGGCTTTTTCATCCCGTGCTTTTCTGTATTGCGTCTGATATTGTTTTAGTTGCTCTTCATAAAACTCCTGTAGATCATGCTCATTCAACATAACGTGATACCTCTGGTTCAATCATTACGGGGATAGTGCCGTGGTAGCCCGACAACTTGTTTTTACTGATGGTTAGGAAACGTGTGTGGTTTGGTTCATCGTCATCACCACCAGAGTGTTTGCCTATGCCAATGATTACATCAGCCTCTGCGGCCTTGCCTGTCTTAGACCCTTCAAGCATTGAGAAATCGATGCGGGTCTTGCCCTCTGCGTCAGCGGATGCCTGTGATACTGCAATCACTGCAGCGTCATGGCGTTTAGCAAGCTCACGCAGGCTGCGATAAAGCTCACGGATACGCTCATGGGAAGCATTGTAGTTACCTGCAATGTTCACCTTATCTGCTTGGTCAATGATAATGATATCAGGCTTAACACGCTCACAATAAGCGTTGGTCTTATCTAGGTCCCAATCCTGTGTATCCTTAAAGATCAAACGATCACGGATAGACATGTACATGCTTTTACCTAGATCAGGATTAGCTGCTATCTCTTCACGGGTCATACCTGAGATTGCCTGTACACAACGAAGCTTTGTACGGATCGCCTTTTCTTCGTTCATCAGGTACAGGACCTTGGCCCCTTGCTGACAGAAACCATCAGGGCCTGCACAGATGCTAACCATGAATGCTGATTTGCCTGTCTCTGGACGGGCTGCTACAATAGCAAAGTCGCCGCCACCAAGGCCGTATAAGTTACGGGATAAGGTTTCGATGTTAAACTTGTATTTATTTTCATCAGAAACCTCTGCCAACATTTCATAGATATCATCAGTGATATCGTCACCGAAGTCGTCAGGCATATAGCTATCGCCAATACGCTCTAGTAAAGACTGTAGGCGTGTCAGGGCTGATGTATCGCCCTCTGCCATATTGATGCCTATGTTGGCTATCTCATTGCCAATATCCTTACGCCAAAGGCTCGTTATAACATCCGTAGTAACATCATCACTTAGTGTTTCTACCTTCTTTATTTCATCAATAACGTCACGGACTTCATGTATTTCTGCCGTGGTCGCCACAGGGTTGTTTGCGAACCATATGCTGTAGATTTCGTCTGGTGTTATGTCGTGCTGATACTTTTCATGCGCTTCCTTTAGTAGATCATAGATGTTTGCATATTCACTGCTAAATAGACTGCGCCTGAGATTTGCCTGATTCGCCAAGAAGGTGGCGTTATTTAGCAGGCTTTTAAGTAAATTTTGTTCCATGTTACTGCTATCCTCATGGGTTTTTATAGTGCCACCCAGTATACTGGCAGTTTGGAATAAAAAAAGCCCCAATCTTTCGATCAGGGCTAATTAAATCGTTTGACCAAGATTTAGTTGGTTCTGAACTTCATCTTACTAATATCAGGGCTTTGATCGCCTCTGCGTTCCTTCATGTCTACTTGGTGGAAGACAACATTCTTATTGTCCTTAACTATTTCTGCAATTGCTTCCTCTAGCTTGTCTTGTTCATCTGCGGCAGCACGGAAGCTACCCCCTTCGATGAGGTAGTCAATGACTACGACGGCACGACATTTCATGGTTAAATACCTTTTCCTTTAGTTTTACGTCGGTACGAGGTTCGCTTCGACGGGTGGCTTGATAACGCAGGGTTCCTCTGCGTAGTAATTAGCATCTATAAGGAAAAGATTGGTGGGCCGCTAGGGGGATTCTGCAAGTCACTGTTCTTTCTAATCCAGTGTATTGCTACACACGAATTATTAGACTGACATTTTGCCATATATTTAGATTTTCTACGGTTAACTTTAGCACCATTACCGCCGCATAAGATAAAGCCCCACGTAAAGACACTGTTCACCGTAGTAAATTCTGTATCTGTTCTGTAGTAAGCCATTTAAGGTCTTTCTTGGTTAAACGCATTCTATGAATACAACTATACTTCCTGGTTAAGTACACTGCCTTAGAGGCCGCATCGTTGTCAAGAACTAATGTTATATTTGTGTAATTACTAAGTGTACTCTTAATACCATTAGTCAAGGATGTTCCTAATAAAGCTATGCCTACATGATCTTTTATGCAGGATACTGCACATGCGCTAGGTACATCCTCTACAAGTACCGCATTATTACCAGTGCCTACAGCAATACCTTTAGACGTATCACCATAGCTCCACCATTTAGGTGTACGCTTATCTAAGGCTCTGCCTACAGCCCCTGTTAGATCAGGTGTATAGAATACGACACGGTTATCTTTAGGCGCATACTTAATTCGTATTAGACCATTTTCGTATGCTTGTATCGAATTAACAGAACGAAGGTAGTCTATAGCAGGCTGATGATTTTCCACACGTGTTGTAACATCAGGCATACGCTTTAACGCACGTTTAGCTTTCTGTGTGGGATTACCTTCAAGAAACCTTTTAGCTGCGTCTATGTCTCTACTGCCTGAATAGCTTCCCTTAACATTGCAGGATGCTGAATAGCAGTTCCAGACTAGCTTTCCATCAAACTTATCTACGGTGAACTTCTTATACTTACCGCATGAAGGGCAGGTGAGGGTTTTATGCTCACCATCCCGCAAGCTTAAACCTTTTACGAAATCAACTTGTTCTCTGTACCCGTACATTCCATTTCCCCACATTCAACACACAGCTTAACAAAGTTAAAGGTTCTGTTTTCGTCATCACTTAGATGTTCAAACTCAGGGTCATCATCGATGTAGGTATACACATACAGATTAGTCCATGTGTTCCTGATTAGAACCTTACAGCATAGATCACACATGATTGTCTTTGGTGTTCTGTATTGCTCTATAGCCTCTAGCTTTAAATCTTTCTTTATTTTCACTGCTTTGCCCTCTGGTTAGTATTCTAACCCTCGGCGGGTTAGCCGTAGGATACAAAGATTCGCCACTTAGTCAACACTTTTGTTGCGCCATTTAGTTATGGGCTTATCTAAATACACCACCTGCTAACCTATTGATTTATAACGGTTCTGGCTATAACCTGAAGGTCGCAGGTTCAAATCCTGCTCCCGCAACCAAACCACTGATATAAAACAATATTCTACCAAGGATTATTTTGATTTTATATTTTTTGAGATTTCAAAAGTCAAAACCTATTTTTTTGGTTCTATCTGGCTAACCTTGAACGCTAGTTCACGAAGCTCTTCGGACATGCCTGCACTTATATGCCCACTGAACAACGGTCTTCTATCTTTGGCGGTAGCGGCTTCACCTGCTATCAAAGAAAAGGTCGCACCGTCATCTTCGTTCTCATTAATCTCAAAAGTCACATGAGCCACCTGAAAGGTTTCACGCTTCACGGCGGGATATCTACCATTGTGTTTCTTATTGCACCGTGAACTCATGCTACGGCATCCCCTAGCATTTCAATCACTTCATCAAACTCTAGCGTTGTATTGATACACAGGGCTGCACGTTCTTGTGATGCGCCTGAATGAACGCTGTGTAGTTCAGATACGTTCAGGACATAGGCATCCCCGTCTTCTGCTACAAAGCTTTCTAGGTTTTCTACATCATGAAACCCACAGACATAACCACTATCCTGCTTAGGTAG